AAAGTGCATCCAGTCTTGATGACCTTCTTCTAACAATCCATCAAACTTTAGTGCTACAATTCTACGTAGTACTAAATCCACATCACACATGTTCTGACCACCCATAGCCCAGCCATTAAATGGCTTTTCATATTTTGTCGGATCGCAAAAATCTTTCATTTGCTGATACCAATCTTCTGCTTGGTCGTGATTCTCACCTTGTAAAACATTTAAGAATTTACAAGCACCTGTACGATGCTTAATAAAGTATTCATTGTTATACTTGGTAGCATTTACAGCCTGCTGATATGAACTGATACCAGTAGCCGCTTTTCCAACAGGACTACGCTCAACCCACGCTGGAATATCAAGCACCATGCCATAATCCATTAGAGCATCCATCCATGCTAAAACTTGTTCACGTTTTTTTTGTGCCGCATCTAATTGTGCTTGATAATTCTTAACGTGATCAATTTTAGTATATTTTGGATTACCATTCTTATCTGTTTTAGGATGACCGGTCGGATGTAACTGCGGAATAAGCTCGACTCCTTTAGCACGAACTTCGATCCACTTGGCAGCAACTTCTGGACCGGTAGGATCTCTCCACTCGCCAGCCCATACACCTTTACCAATCTGGAAACCGCCTGAATCTCCTAATACCCAACTAGTGCTACGGTCTCTATTACGAAACATATCTTCGCTAGGATCTGGTTTAGATAAATCTAAATTTGCATGCCCTGCTGAATATAAACAATGATCGAAATAAAATGCTGCATTGGGATTTAGATAGTTCATAGCCTCAATGCCCATAGGCCCAAAGCTAGCAGGAATACGTGCAGGATCCACATAATTACTGTAGCGTTGTTTGCCTATATAGGTACTATAAAATCCTGACGTTGCTGGCAGGAAATATGCATAATCACCTTGTGCGGCGGTCAGATTTTTATTCATTATTTGGTTTGTGCTGGTAGAATATAATCGTATACAGCAATACCACTATCAACTGTAATGTTTAATGCACCGGCATCTGCAATACGCATTGTAATATCGCCGTTGAGATTTAAAATGCTTTGAACTTGAACGACTGGCCAAGACCACGATTGACGCAATTTACCATCAATTCCTGCTTGAAAAATAAACGAACCTGCATGCGTACTTGCATCACCAAAACTAAACACTAGGTCATTGCCTTCTGTTTTAACTTGAAATGTTTTTTCTTCCGAGTGGGCATTTGCTTGAAACTTAAGACGTTGAATACTTGCCATACTTGGCTGAAATTCAACATCCCACTTTGCGCCTTTAAATTTGACACTTTTCAATTTTTCATTAATAATATCTTGATTCATAAAACGATAATCGTTTTGGAAATCGCCGAGGCCATTTTGAAAATGTAAGCCTGTAGGAATAACTTCTCCATTACGCTCTTGTTTGACAACTGAAATAGTTGCATTTTCCTTATACTCTGGACACTTGAGATTGATATCTAGTTTGTTTAAATCTGGCATACCAAAAACACCTTCAAAGTCGTCTACTGGTGTATGTGTTTTTGCATTGACAATAACAGAACGATCTTCTGCCATAGATTCAATGCTTGTTTCTTTAGTAGTTGACGATACTTTAACCAAAGGCAAAAAGCCCAAGCTGTGTGTATGTGCCACTAGGTCTTGTAAAAAGTCTTTCATATGATTCTCCATGTTGTGTTATTATATAGGTTTTTTAGACAATGTCAAGGATTTTTCCTAACCTTCTTATTATATTCCACCGATTCATTTAGTATGCTAAATGGTGCATTGATGGTATTGGCATAGTGAACAAATGCTTCTGTATCCTTTGGAAAACAAGCACCACCGAAACCTCGTTCGCTATCTAATCCGGGAACTAGTGTATGACTATTACCAATTCGACTATCGTGTGTGATCATTTGTCGAACTGTTTTATAATCAGCTCCGTTCTTTTCGCAAATGTCATATAGCTGATTAAAAAACGCAACCTTTGTTGCTAGGAATGCATTGATGCTATATTTGACTGTTGCCGCTTCTATAGCGGTACAATGGAAGAACAGTTTACAATTTGGTAACACACTTGTAAATAGTTCTTGCCAAAAGCCTTCAGGATCTTCTCCACCAAGTACACAATATTTTTGATCAACAAAATCTTGATCAGCAGTACGTGCTCTTAAAAATTCAGGATTATAAACAATTGAATGATCCTTATATAATTCTGCAAGTTCTACCAGTGTACCAGGCGTAATAGTACTCTTAATTAAGACTGGCATAAAGATAGGCACAGTACCCATTACGTTTGCAACATTTCCTATATTGCATACTCCGTCAACTGTTGGTGTATCTACGCAAATAATCAATCCGTCTGCATCGTGATTGTCTGCAATAGTATCAACTGTATATTTTGGATCTACAATAACAACTTCGTGTTTAGTACGCAATGCTTTTGCTACAGCCTTACCTACAAATCCGTATCCTGCAATTATAATTTTCATATTAAAACTCGAATAAACTGTTAAATGTGTTCTTTTCTTCTGTACTACGAACATCCCATTTCAATACACCAATTAAGTTATCTAGTTTATTGTCAATAATAGTCTGTTCCATTTCTGCGTGATCAAACGCTAAATCTTTAAACCATTGCGGAAGACGTAATTCGTCAACTGGATATGCTACACTTGTAAAGCCAAGAGGATTCTGTTTAAGTTTACAAACAATAACTTTTGCACCATCGGTAATGCCCATGCTATATTTGTCCTGATACATACGTTTGAGTGTATTCCAATTGATACTTGCACGAACATGCCCTGGCATATTAGTTTTGCCGTCTTTCTTTTCTTTAGCTTCATATTCTGTGATATTATTGGCACGTTTTGGACTTCCTTTCTCCCAACCTGGCCTGCTTTTAAAACGTAGTCTAAACTCGCTAATATGATCTAATACTTCTTGTTCGGGCTTACCCATTAATACCATTTCAAGAACATCGCTTAAGAAGTTTTGAATAAATTCTGGAGTATCACTACGTTTCAAATCAAGACCCATAGCTTTAATCTTGCCTGCCTTGCCTTCTACATCTGTGCGCTTACCTTCTTTGTCATAGTACAATACCGCATAACGTTTTTTAGTAATAAACAAACTTTTACTTCCAACAATTTCACGCCCAGCTTTAATAACTTCACCGCGTGTTTTTGGACAATGAAACGTATCCAACATAAATTGTGGAAATGTGCTATTAACTTCTTCTGCTATTTGATCATATAGCTGTACCACAGTTTCTTTAGTCCACAATATCTTTCCTGCTGTAATTTCTTTTTCAAGAGTTTTGTAAGCTGAAAAATAACACGAGTCTGTATCACCATAGATAATAGCTTTACCTCGATAATCGTAATCTCCAGTAACAATCTCATTAACCTTGCCTGCCATATGTTTAACAATTTGACGACCAGTTAGTGTAGTTGACTGTCCAATACGTTTATCAAAGAATCTACAACCACTGTTAAGAATAGCACCATACAAACTGTTCAAGTTAATTTTCTTAACTAGTTGTCGCTTGTCCCAATATTCTTCTTCAACTTTGTTTCCCGCCTTGATAGCATCTTTTAATTTGGCCTGCATTTCTTTACGTTCAGCATACCAACGCTTTAGTAGTCCAGGAATGATACCTTCTTTTTCATATGTGAAGATAGTACCGTTAGCACTGAGAATCCACGGCTGATTACTTTCAAATATAAGCCTATAGACTTCGGCAGCTGACACAACATCAGTGTCTCCATTTTCCCAGTCAATTGTAATATCTGTACCGATCTCTTGATTCATCACAGCTTCGTATTCCAAACTACCAAACACGCCTTCCCAGCTAGCCGCAAAACTTTTGCCCTTGGCCATTTGTAGTTCGATAAATTCTTCTGTTTTAGTTTGTCGCAACTGTCCGACAATAGTTTCTGGACCCATATTAAGTGCCCTAATTGCACTAGGATACAGACTGTTAATATCCAGAGAGCCAACCCAATCGTGAATACCTTCTTTAGGAACAGCTACATAAGCACCAGCAGCTTGGCTATCTTCACGTTCGTCCATTTTAGTACGATTGGGTACTTGGAATCCACGTCTATGACATTCATTAATAATAGCCTGTTCAGTAACAGCTACCGCACCCATTGTAGTCTGTAGCAATACAGTACATTCGTGTGCCAATGTATTAGTAAGATCCATGAACTTTAGTTTCTTGTCTAGGCGATCAAGAAGCATGGTATCTTGTCTGTTATATTCAATAAATGTTTTAAAATCATTATTATACAACTGATCAAGTGTACCTTCGTATTGTGTTTTACGCTCTCCTAATTCGTATTCTGCAATAGCATCCAATCTATAGCTGTGGCGTTCTTCATATGTATATTTTCGATAAAGTTCAAGACTATCCAGGTGTACACGACCGATAAAGTCATATGTAATAGCTTTCTTGCCAAATTTTTCATACTCTCGTTTTTTAGGATATTGACCAAACAAACAAAATCTACGTGTATCATCTTTACTTAATACTTTGGTTACACGATTTACTGTATAAGGAATATCATACCCTTCGCTGTTCCATCCACTTAATATATCAGCATCTTGAATTAGATCTAAAAATGCATTTAGCATTTCTGATTCTGTTTTAAACAACATTGTATTGGGAAAATCTTTAACAGCTTCATGTGCTTCTTCCCACGTTAATGTTTTTGGAGGCACCGCAAAACATACAAGTGTTTCTAACCATTGTAGGTGGACTGCAATACTGGTAATTGGCATAAAAGCATCTTCAGGAGTGCTATAACCACGTTCCGGATCAAAGTCCACCTCAATGTCAAAAAATGCTACATTGAGTTTTGGAGGTTCTGCATTTAGATAGTTTTCACTTAAACAAACAAATACTGGATTAATGTCAGCTTCAAATAGTTGCTTACCTGAATTGATTGCTTGTTCTTTTCGAAAATCTTTTGTGTTTTTACAAACAACACGATTAAGTGTGTCGCCGTAAATTGATTGAAATTTACCGCGAGGGTCTTTATAGTAAAGCGTGTGTTTGACAGGGATGTCACGATATTCACGCTCGCCTTTTTTATTACGTTCGACAATCTTGATAACGTCGTTATCACGGTCAAACCATGCGTCTACATAGCTCATTTATTCTCCATATGTCATTTCCGGCTGACAAATACCTTCATGCGGTTTATGGCCCGCCGGCCTTTCGTTATATATTTATTTAGATACGTTTAGTGATATCTAAAATTGCTTCAATTTCTTCCCAGTCTTGATTGTAACTGCTCCAATCGCCTTTGTGTGCAATCTTAATTGCTTTGTTAATAACACTTGGTTTGACTTGTAATTCTTCTGCAACTGCCTGTACTGTTTCTTTTAAGCCTACTTGTAAATCTTCAATTTCGCGAAGAACAGTTGATCCTTCTGTAATCAAACGCTCTAGCTTTGCCTTTTCTTCTGCACCGTATGAACGACCACCCATTGTAAATCTCCTAATGTATATGCCTATTATATATTACTTATCTTGTGAATGCAAGTGGTTAGATATTTTAGAGGTAAAAATGGCAGAATAAATCTGCCATTTTGATTACTTGTTAAGACCTGCTAGTTTTAAGATTCTATCAAAATCTTCAAATTTAAACTTTGACAAATCCACTGGCATGGGTACAATATCGCCATCTTTGTATGTATAGTCTCCAGGAATACTAGAATCTTTCCCAGCAGGCCCTTTCCACATACGTGACCCGTGCCCAATAGGAACCCAACTACCTGCACCAGTACCTGGCCCGTTTCCTGCACCAGTACCTGGCCCGTTTCCTGCACCTCCTGGTCCATCAGTTTTGCCTGGTCCATCAGTTTTGCCTGGTCCATCAGTTTTGCCTGGTCCATCAGTTTTGCCTGGTCCATCAGT